CGCCGGGCGCATCGAAGAAAGCAACCATCGACACCGGCGGCATCTATGCCTCCCGTCGCAAGCAGCAGGAGGGCTGATCCATGGCTTTGACCACCAAGACCGAAGGCGTCCGGCCGCTCGCGTTCGTGTTGACCGAAGGTAACGGCAACATTTCGCGCGAGATCGTCACCATCAAGTCCGGCGCCGGCAAGCTGGCGGCGGGCACCGTGCTCGGACAGATCACCACGGGCGGCAAGTGGGTCATTTCGGCCAACGCCACGGTGACCGGCTCTGAAGGCGCCGAGGCAGCGAAGGGCGTACTGGCCTATCCGGTCGATGCGACCGACGCCGACGTTCAGGCTGTGATCGTCCGCCGCCTGGCCGAAGTGAAGAAGCTGATGCTGATCGTCGATGCATCGGTGAACGACGCTACCAAACTCGCAACCAAGCTGGGCCAGTTGGCCACGCACAACATCATCGCCCGGTAAGGAGGGTCGAATGCCCGAACTGATGACTGATATCTGGGATGGTGATGGTTTCACCATCGAGTCGCTAACCGCGGCGATCAACAACGAGTCCTACCGTCCCGGTCAGGTCTCTGCGAGCGGGATCTTCTCCGAAGACGGTGTCACAACGACGCGCGTCTCAATCGAGGAGCGCAATGGCAAGCTGTCGCTGGTCGAGCCGACCAATCGTGGCGGACCTGGCGAGACAACCGACGATGACAATCGCCGTTTGATCCCGTTCGATATCAACCATTACGAGCGCGACGACTCGGTGATGGCTGACGAGGTGCAGAATGTCCGTGCGTTCGGCACCGGTGACCAGCTGGAGACGATCCAGAGCCGGGTCGAACGAAAGGGCATGCGTCATGCGCAGGATCTGACGATGACGCTGGAGCATCAGCGCGTCGGTGCGATCAAGGGCATCGTCACGTCCAAGAGCGGTGCGACGCTTCACGACCTCTACAACCGGTTCGGCATCGCGGTGCCGTCGGCGGTGTCGCTCGAGCTCGATGTCGACACGACCAACGTGGGTAGCCTCTTTCAGGACGTCATCTTCGGAATTGAAGATGCGCTGGATGAGCCTTATTCCGGCATCCACGTCTTCACCGGCCGCGATTTCCACAAGTCGCTGTTCACCCACAAGTCGGTGCGCGACACGTTTCTCTACAATAGCGGCGCGCAGGTGCTGCGGAGCGACGTGCCGGACAAGATCGAGTTGTTCGGTGCAACATGGGAGCGCTACAAGACGGGCGCCAAAGCGACGGCAGATCTCGGTGCGCCTTACATCGCAGCGAACGAAGCCCGCGTCGTGATCAAGGGCGTGCCCGATCTCTTCATCACCCGGTTCGCGCCGGCGGATTATGAAGAGACGGTCAACACCGTCGGTCTGCCGTTCTACATGAAGCAGTACGCCAAGCCGAACGGGAAGGGTCGCAACATGGAAGTGCAGATGAATGCCATCTCGCTCTGCACCAAGCCCGGCGTGCTGCGCAAGCTGACGCTGACCTGATCGACAACACCATCCAGACGCGGCCCGCGCACCCGGGCCGCTGTTTGGCTCCGGCAAGTGCAGTGAATGCGTTTTCCAGAGTCAAACCCGAAAGGAACCGATGATGGCCAAATCCGAGACGATGACGATTGCCTTTCCCCATGGCGGAATTCTGCCGAGCGAGATCACCGGCGGTGCGGAACAGCATGTTCCTGCGCACGAAGCCGTCGATGTTCCGCGCGATTACGGCGCGCATCTCGTGTCTGATCGTTTCGCGTATGAGCCGAAACCGGCAAAGAAGTCCAAGGATGATGCATCCGCCGCCGCTGCGCGGGTGAAGCTGGAAGCGCAGTTGCGGGGGATGCGCGAAGGCGCGGACAAGGAAACCGATCCGGCAAAGAAGGCCAAACTGGCCGGAAAAATCGCCGATGTCGAAAAGCAGTTGGCTGCGCTGCCCCCTGAAGCGTCGGCTGATTGATCTGCGGACCAGCTGTGTCCACGCCGTTCGAACGGGCTGCGAAGAAGGCATCGGCTGCTGTCGATGCCGTCTTCGGCGAAGCCTTCGATTTCATCGCCATGAAATCGCCGGGCGATGTAGACGCCAAGCGCGTTCCAGATGGGACACGGCCGTCATTCACCGCCGTCGGCGGTTATCTCGGACCGTCGCACTCTGTTCTGCCGCATGCCCGTGGCTCCATTCAGGAAGATAGCGCGCACAAGCTGGCGATCTCGACGCCGCGCGTCTCGGTCGACAACGCGCGGATGCCCTGGACCGTTGTTGCTGGCGACCATGTTCGCCGGCAGAAGACCGGCGAAGTCTACGAGGTGGCGAAGCCTCTTCCAGATGGCGTCACGCGCACCATGTTCACGCTCACTGCGCGCAAGCGCATTGTCTAGCCGTTTGATCGGATCGCTTCTCACATGACGCTTGCCCGGACTGCCCTTCGTCTGGTGACCGCCGCCTGCCTGAAGGGCAGTGCCGATGCGCGACCGACGATCGCGGAAGGCCGCGTCTATGACAGTCGCGTCTCTGAACTGGCGCCGGAAGCTTTTGTCGATGACGCGAAAGCGATTGTCATCCTGCTCACGGACGTCGACGAGGGGAGCGCGCTTTCGGATCAGAATGGCGGGCCTCCGTTTCATCGCCTGATTGATGTCGTGCTTGAAATGGGGATGACGCAGGCGATCAAGGACGAAGATGGTTACGTGATCGGCTATCCGGACACCGATGCGCGGCTCGAGGCTTCGCTCGACATGTTGCAGTTTCAGGTGTTGCGGCGTCTGGCTTACGACGACGATCCGCTGCCCCTCCTGTTCCGCCGGTTCGTGCGTATCCGCAAGCAAGAGAGTCACCGTCAGGTGCTGGACGAGAGCGGCGTCAAGGTCGCGTGCCGCATCCTGACATTGACCTGCGAGATCAACGACGATCGGGTGAACATCGTGAACCCGGCATCGTCGTCCTCGCCAAATCCGGACGGCCTCGATGTTCTCCCCGATCCCCTGCGCAGCGTTGCGCGCGCTTTACCTGAGGACTCGCCGGGCCGTGGCGTCTGTGTCGCACTGGCCGGCGCGATGGCGCAGCAGACGGCGGAGCCCTTCCGTGGTCTCGATATTGAGATCACCAATCCGAACGATGCGCCGACGATCCAGGCTGCGATCGAACTGCCGCAAGACACACCAGAGGATTGATCCGATGACCATGATCTTCGTCACGCCCGCCGAGGGCGCGCGCGTCCGCATGCCCGAACGTGGTTCTGCCGTTATGGAGATGGTCGGCGCCTGGGTGCCGCGCAATGTCCACTACGAAACGCTGATCCGGACAGGTGACGTTGCCCTAGCAGATCCGCAGCCGGATATGCCGACGGCGGAAGCGGATTCTGAACCACCTGCGCCGATCGCTGCTCGCGCAGCGGAGACTGCCCGTTTGCCTCATCGCACCCACGCGCCTCACGGCGCAGCCTCGAAGGAGAAGTAATCGATGTCCGTTCTCTTCAACAGCATTCCGCCGAACCTGCGCGTCCCGCTGTTCTATGCGGAGGTCAATGCCGGCGACCAGGCCTATCAGGGCCCGAGCCGTACGTTGCTGATCGGCCAGAAGACTGCCGCCGGCAGCGCGGCTGCCAATGCACCGATCCGCCTCGATGGCGATCCGCAGGCGCTCGCTGGCGCCGGCTCGCAACTGTCGGAAATGGCGATCTGGGCGCGCCAGAATCATCCCTTCGGCGAGATCTGGCTGTTGCCGGTGGCAGATCCCGCGGGCGTCGCCCAGGTCCACACCATCACGGTCGCGTCGGGCATTCTCGGCAGCAGCGGCCAGGTGTCGGTCTATATCGGCGGGGAGAAGGTGTCGGTAGCGGTCGGTCCGACCGATACCAACGCCACGGTTGCCGCGGCGCTGAATGCTGCCATCAATGCCGGTTACTTCAAGTTCGGCCGGCCGCTCAGTTTTCCAGTTGCAGCGACCGTGTCCACCAATGTCGTCACGCTGACGGCGCGCAACGTCGGCACCCTCGGCGCCAAGCTGTCGATCATCACTAACCTGATCGGCGACGAGGGGCCGTTGCAGCAGTATCTCACCGTCGCTGCAGGCACTGCCGGCATCGGCGTGCCGACGCTCGGCGCTGCGCTGGCCGCCCTCGGTGATATCGAATTTGATTTCATCTGTTCGCCCTATGCCGACACCACGACGCTGGACGTGATCAAGGACTTCCTCGGCGACACCTCCGGCCGCTGGTCACCGATGCTGCAGCTCTATGGCCATTATTTTACAGTGATGTTCGACACCGTCTCGAACCAGGCGGCGGCCGGCGCCGCGCGCAACGATCCCAACGTCACCATCGTCGGCGTCTCGGCGGATAGTTCTTCTCCACCCTGGCGCTGGGCTGCGGCATGGGGTGCGCGCATCGCCAGCGACAAGAATATTGGCGGTGAGGTCGACCAGGCCTATCGCATTTCGCGGCCGGTACAGACGCTTGACCTGGTTGGAATCCGCCCGCCGGTGAGCCGCGCCAACTGGCCCACCATCGTGCAGCGCAATCAGCTGTATCAGGACGGTATCGCCAGCTTTACGGTGATGGTCGACGGCACCGTGCTGCTGGACCGTTCGGTGACGACGTACCAGGTCAACAAGTACAACCAGCCCGACATCACCTGGCTCGATGTCGAGACCCGGCTGCAGATGGTCTACTTCGTGCGCTACATGCGCCAGCGCATCACGCAGAAGTATGGTCGCTGCGCATTGGCCAATGACAATCCGTCGAACAATCCCGGCATCGTCACGGCCAAGATCCTCAAGGCCGAGTGCGTGCACATCTACAAGGAATTGGAAACGGGCGGCCTGGTCGACAATTCCGAACTGTTTGCGCAGAGCCTCGTCGTCGAGCGTTCCAGCGACCCGAACCGCGTCAACGCTTATCTGCCGGTCGACGTGGTCAACCAGTTCCGCGTCTTCGCGGCCAACGTCACGACCTATCTGCAGCGCGACGCCGCCTAATCGCGATGGCCGGGCCCAGCCCGGCCGTCATCCTCTCACCTGCATCCTGACCCTCACGAAGGACCATCCCCATGCATACTTCAGGCGGCCGTGTCTCCACGGTCATCGGTGGCATCGCCTATTCCGCCCGCGGCGAGATCACACTCAATCCGTCGAATATTTCGGTGTCGGCGGGCGTCAATCGCGACGGCACGCTGTATCGCACCGTCGAGCCGAAGGCGCGGACTGCCGAACTCACCTTCGACCGCTTCGTCGATGTCAATGGAACCGCGCTGAAATGGAACGAAGAACTGATGAAGCTGACCAATCTCGGCATCACCTTCATCGAACAGGATGTTGGCGGGGTGCAGACTGGTCTGACGCACCTGTTGTCCGGCGGTTTCTTCACCGGCGAACCGCAGATCGCGACGGGCAGCGGCGAAGTCTCCGGTCTCGGCCTCGCTGCCGAGAAGTACGACACGATCGGGGGCTGATCCTGTGCGCAAGCAAGTCACCGTTCCGCTGCGCAAGCCGCTGCAATCGCCCAAAGGGCCGGTCAAGCAGATCGTGCTGCGCGAGCCTACCTTCGATGAGTATTTCCTGATCGGCGACCCCTACAGCATCGCCTACACACAGTCGGGCACCGGATTCGCCGTCGAGAATGCCGAGAACATCCGTCGCTACATCGACGCCTGTGTGGTCGAGCCGGAAGATCCCGCGATCCTCGTCCAGGGCGACGCCCTGCTGGCCAAGGAGGTGAAGATCGCGATGCTGGGTTTTTTCCAACCACCCGGCGAGGCGGATTCGGACTCCGCGACGTCGGAGACCGACTCGCCTTCGGCGGAAGCGGTGCCAACCTCTGCGACATCGGCAAGCTGACGATATCCCAACTGCTCTATTGGTATGAGCGCCGTCAGGCGTGGAAGGGCTAAAGCCGTAGATGGCCAGCAAGATTATCGAAGCCAAAGCGGTCATATCCGCCGAAGACAAGACGGGCGCCGTCTTCGACAAGATCGCAAAGAAAATCGACGGCATTGCCAAATCGGCGAAGGCGTCGAAAGCTGTCGACGATATGGCGAAGGCGCTGGAGCGCGCCAAGACGCAGATGGCTGCGATCGACAAGTTCACGGCGTCGCGCACCAACTTCGACGCGTCGCTGCGTAACCTGCGGGCGGCACAAAAGGCGGTCGAGGCCCAGAAATCGGCGATGGCCTCGATCGCTGCGCCCAATCGTGCAGCGGCTGAAGCCGAGCAACGGCGGCTCGCGCGCGCCGTCGATCAGGCGACGCGGGCCTATGAGACGCAAAAGGCAGCGGTGTTGTCGAACCGCGCCGCGCTGGCGCAGGCCGGCGTGCCGATCCGCGAAGCGATCGGACACCAGAACCGGCTGCGCGCCGCGATCGCGTCCACCAATGCGACGCTGGATGCGCAGAACGCAAAGCATGAGCGTCGGCAACTCAACGCTGACCGCATGGCGCGCGCCGTCGGCATCGGCGGCGCTGCGCTCGCCGCGGGCGCCAAGGTGAAGTCGATGGGTACCAGCGCCATCACGTCAGCTGCGAATTTCGATATCGGCGTGCGCAAGCAGCGGGAATTTGTCGATATCCCCAAGGACGTCCAGGATGCGCTCCTGATCCCGCAGGCCAAGAAGATCGGCCAGGACACGCAATTCTCCAATCTCGATGTGGTCAAGGCGCAGACGACTGCGATGCAGGGCTTGCCGGCCAATTTCGACGGCAAGCTCCGCGCGGAAGTCGGTGCCGGCATCATCGAGAGCGTCAAGAACTATGCGCTGGTCATGGAAGCCGACATGCAGCGCTCTGCGGAGGGGCTGCGTACATTCCTGCAGACCACCAACAAGGACATCTCGACCAAGGAAAAGGCTGTTGCCGCGGCAACGCGCGCGACCAACCTGATGGTCAAGACTGCAAAACTAGGCGGCATGAACGACGAGGATGCGCAGCAATTCTTCAAATATGCGGCCCCGACTGGCACCGCTGCAGGCCTGTCCGATACCACGCTCGGCGCGCTCGGCGCCGTGGGCCGACGTGGCGGCCTGCGCGGCGACGAGCTCGGCGTGTTCGTGCGATCGGTGTCGTCGAAGCTGGTGGCGCCGACCTCGAAGGGGCTCGACGCGCTGACATCGGCCGGCATCGACTTCAACCAGTTCACCAAGATGCCAGGCGGATTGAGCGTCGGGAATCTGAATGGGTTGATGAAACGCCGCTTCGGCAAGGGTCTGAATGGCGGCCAGGTCGACCGGCTGGATAGCATTCTCGATGACAGTGAGGTGGTGTCGAACAAGGAGACCTTCACCGAACAGGTGTCGGCGATCCTGGCGGAGAGTTTCGACAAGACGAAGGGCGGTAAGACCAAGGCGCAGGACTCTCAGAAGATCGCCAAGATGGTCGGCGATTTTCATAAGCTGTCGACTGAAAGCGTCGACAGCGAGGGGCTGCTCAATGCCATCATGACCAATCCGAAGATGAGCGTCGCGCTCCTGAACGCGATGTTCACCGACAAGCATGGCGGCAAGGGTGCAATTCTCGCGTCGAAATGGCCGGAGTTTCTTGAGAGCAAACAGGCCTTGGACAAGGTCGGGGACGATCCAGACTTCGCCAAGCGCAAGGCGGACGAAATCATGGGCGGCCTTGGCGGCTCGTTTGAGCGGCTGAAGGGCTCAGTCGAGAACCTGACGCTGTCCGTCGGCAATGCGATGGAGCCGATCGCGCGGCCCGGTTTCGACAAGATCGGTAATGCCATGGACTGGGTCTCGAACCTGCCGGGCGCAGTCGTCGGTACCGGGGCTGCAGTCGGCGCCGGCGCGTCAATTTTCGGCGCCGGTGCACTGATGTCTAAATTGATGGGCGGTTTCGGCCTGTCGGCCTCCGCCGTTGCGCTCGATGCATCTGCGGCGTCACTCATGGCAGCTGCGGGCGCGCTGGGTGCGCCTGGCGTGGCCGGCAAGGCTGCGGCGGGTGTCGCGGGTGCCACGGCTGCCGGCGGCGGCCTCTGGGGCGCTGGCGCCGCGGCACTGCCGTGGCTCGGCGGAGCGGCAGCTGTCGGTGGCAGCATGCTGGCCATGCGCGCGGCTGTGGACAGCGAAGGCTATGCCGGTCTCACCAGCGGCGAGCGCATGCGGCGGCAGCGCGGCGGCTCAATGCGCGACATGTATGCGCGCAACTGGGGCTATCCGACCGGCATGCCGTCGCTGACGGATACCACGACCTACGGCACTGGCGTCGGCGGCGACCGGGCCGTGAGCGTCACCGGTGACGTCAACGGCAAGGTTGAGGGCCGCTTTGAAGTGGTGGCGGGCAGTGAACTGATCAGCCTGGTGGAAAGCGTGAAGCGGATGCAAATCGACGTGAAGGGCGCGCTGCACAGCAACGGGCCCGGTTCGACCGGGCGCTCGTCGCCGGACGCCGCGGCGCCGTCGGTCGGCGCGTCGGGGAGCTGGTGATGGCGCGCGACTGGCTGACGGATCTCTGGAAGGCGTCCTACAAGGGCGCGCCGTTCTGGACGGAGCGCGATCAGGAATCCGGCGGGCGGCGCATCGTCAAGCATCAGTTTCCGATGCGCGACGATCCGTATCTCGAAGATCTCGGCGAGGATCTGCGGGAATACGACTTGACCGCCTATGTCGCGTCGGACGCGGCGGACTCCGAAGCTGCGGCGCTGGCGGCGGCGTGTGCGAGCCGAGGCCCGGGCATCCTGGTGATGCCAGTGCAGGGGCCGGTGCTGGTGCGGTGCGTGTCGTTTTCGCGCGACAGCAGCAAGGACCGTGCCGGCTATCTCGGTTTCAATTTGAAATGCACCCGCGATGGCGCCTCGACCTCGCTGATCTCGGCGGCGATGTCGGCCAATCTCGTGTTCGTTGCAGCGGAAACGATCGCCTCCACGGTCGCGCAGGCCTTTGCGGCAGGGCTGCAGATCCTGCGGCAGGCCGACTACGTGGTGTCCGCTGCGGTGAGCCTGACGCAGGATGCGGTGGCGGTGTTCGAGTCGGTGCGCACCACGGAGCCTGTGGATGCCGTTGCCAGCGCCACGCAGCGACGGGCGATCCAAACTCTCTTCGACGCCGTCCCGGCGCTCTACGAGACTGGCGATCCCGCTAAAGCGGCGACGGATCTGGTCGCGATCGCCCGCGCGCTTGGCGATGCCATTCCGCCGGCGGCGGCGGCACGGGCATTCGATGCCATCGTCACCGAACCGGGCTTTGCAAGCGCACTGGTGGTGGATGCCGTCTATCCGACGCCGCGGCGGCGGACGATGGCGGAGAACGCGGATCAGGTCCTTAGGCTGCTCCGCATCGCGGCGCTGACGGCCTATTGCGAGGCGCTTGCGCGCGTGCCGCCCGGTGACCGTCCGGCGGGCATCACGCTGCGCGCCAATGTCGCTGAATATTTCGAAGCGGAAATCGACAACCTGCCGGCCGCACAAATTGACCTGGTGCATCAGATCGGTGCGTTGCGCGATGCAACGATTGCCTATCTGTCGCGCGCAATCCTCGATCTTGCGCCGGTTCTGCGACTGGAGGCCAATCGCTCGATGCCGTCGGTTTTCTGGGCCTATCGGCTGTATCAGGACCCGCAGCGGGCTGTGGAACTGGTGGCGCGCAACCGCGTCGTGCACCCGTCCTTCATGCCGGCGCAATTCGAGGCATTGGCGAAATAGCATGGGCGTGGAAGTCATCACCATTGCGGTCGGCGGCGCGCGCTGGAGCGCGTTCGAGGAAATCACCGTAAATGCGGCG